AAGAAGTTCAGATATTAATAAAAAAACTAATATTGAAGATACAGATTTAGGTTTAAGTTTTATTAATGAATTAAGACCTGTAACATTTAATTGGAAACCTAATAGTGAATTTCCAACACATTTTAAGGATTATTCTGAAACGGAAAACCACATGGACACAGAAACAAATCTGTATGGAATGATTGCACAAGATGTAGAAAAGGCATTAGATAAAGTAGGACATAAAAACTTTGGCGGTTGGTCACAAGCAGAAGATGGCTCACAACATTTAGCACAAGGTATGTTTATTTATCCACTTATTAATGCAGTTAAAGAACTTTCTAGTACAGTAGAAGAATTAAAAGCCCAAATAAAAAATTTAAAAGGAGAATAATATGGCAGTAACAAAAGAAATAGTTAGTTGTGTACCCTATGTAAATTCAAATAGTAAGGTAGATAAGTGGGATATAAAAATGAAGTATGAAAACGATAATGAGGGAGATAGCACTTATTACACCTCTACTTTTGCAACTTCAATAACACAACTAGATGATGATGGAAACGCTAACTTTACATTAAAGGCTAAAGGTAGTTGGACAAATGCACAGCTTGTAGCATTATGTCCTGTATCTGAATGGGACGTAGTTTTTGCTAGTCAAGTAGATAGTGTTATTACTAACCCACCAGCAGTAAGCACGCCAGATACCGACTTTAATGTTCCTAGTTAAGTATGGACGGACATTCTTTTCAGATTCATAATATGCCTGCGGTATATGTATTAGAAACACAAATGCCAAAAGATATGATTGATAGTGTTAATGATTATATGGATGAATATAAACATGATAAAAACAAACAATCATTAGCTAATACTTTAGTAGGACAAATAGATAAAGGAGAACAATTACTTTTAGACCATAATGATAAAAGATTGCTTGAATATAACCATTTTATCTGTAACCTTGGTGCTGAGTATATTAATCATTTTGCTAGGTCAGGTAATAATATTAAGTCTGACAAACGAGTAGAAATAGACGAAACTTGGTCAGTTCACAGCTATGATGGAGATTATAACCCTATACATGATCACGGCACTAAAACAATTATGGGTATATCCACAACAGCTTGGACTAAAGTGCCACCACAAATAGGTGCAAAAGCTACAGCTAACACACCTACTTATTCTCTTTATAATGAAAGCGGACATTCAGACGGATGTATTTCTTTTCAATACGGACAAGTATCAGTTATGGACTCAGATAGATTAAAACCAGCTCAATCATTTGTTATGACCCCAGAAGTAGGAAAATTATTAATTTTTCCTTCTTGGTTACAACATATGGTCTATCCCTTTAAAGGTAAAGGCGAAAGACGAACAATCGCATCCAACTTAAATTGTTGGGATGTGCAAGAAACTACACCCCAGGAGGTGCAATAATGGCAAAAGCCGAAAAAAAAGAAAACGTTAAGGTTGAATTTACGCCTGAACAACAAAACTTACAAGCTCATATACAGAGCTTGTCAAAAAAAATATCACAATATCAATTTGAAATTGATGAACTTATGCCAAGCTTGAATATGTATAAACAAGCTTTAACAGAAAGTATGAAAGATCAAACTGATAAAATACAAGAGGATAGTAAAAATGACAATAATTAATATTCTAGTATGGATTACCGCTATAATATCAATAGCATCTGTTATAGCTGCTATTACACCAACGCCAAAAGATGATCATTGGTTTAGTCATCTGTATAAAATTATTGATTGGTGTGCTTTAAATGTTTTAAAAGCAAAGGATAAAGGAGACTAATATGAGTTTTTTAAAAAGATTATGGGGTAATTTGACTAATACAGAAGAAGTAAAAGTAAGAACTCGTAATAAAAAAGGTCATTATGTAGCTGATGACAAATCAACACCAGATGTAAATGAAGCTTGGACTACTAAAAGAGTAAAAAAGTCATCTAAAAAATAATGGCAAAATCACCTGATGCGTTTGTTTATAACGCTACATTAGAACGTATAGTTGACGGAGATACATTTGATTGTTGTCTTGACTTGGGTTTTGACGTAAAACTTCATAAACAACGTGTTAGGTTAGCAGGGATCGACACTCCAGAAAGCCGCACAAGGGATCTTGCAGAAAAAAAACTAGGTCTAGCTGCAAAAGCAAGGCTAAAAGAATTATGTATAGGTAATTTTAAAGTTAAGTCTTTGGGTAAAGGTAAGTATGGTCGAATCTTAGGCATACCTTATACAGAAGACGGCAGAGATATTTGCCAGGTGCTTATAAAAGAAGGACATGCTGTAGAGTATGACGGAGGCAAAAAAAAGAAAGTTTGGGGTGATTATTAATGGAATCAGCCGTAACTTTAATTCAAGAGGTTGGGTTTCCTATTGCAGCTGCTCTAGGGCTAGGGTGGTTTATTTATAAACTTATTATGCGTATCGTTGACGGTATGGAAACAAAACTTGATACCGTTGATGAAAAAGTTGAAGGTCAGATAGCAGCTATAGAAGAAAGGCTAGGTACAAAACTTGACTCTCAGCATGGTATTTTAGTAGCATTGATAGACAGAGTGCGTAGTTTAGACAATGAAATTATACGCCAGGACACCTTAATAAAAACTATACTAGGAGTACCACAACTCATAGATAGTAACAAAATAGCAAAGGCAGATAGAGATGACCAAAGAAAAGACTGATCCTTATGAGGTAGAAAAAGCAAGAATTTTTGCAGGATTTATGTTTATAGGATTAATATTATTTTTTGGCGTTTTAGCTATAAATTTAAAATCAGATACCATAACACATAAATTTAAAAATCCTTCTTTTAGTGGTATTAACACGTCTTCTCATTATTTAACTATTGAAAACCAAGAATTTAATAGAAAAATGAGTATAAAAGAAGAAATAAAAGCCATACAAGAACAATTAGAAAGAGATAAAGAAAATACAACATTAGCAAGGTTTATTCGTAATTTAGAATCAAGAATATATGCACAACTATCAAGACAGCTCGTAGAAAATTTATTTGGTGAGACACCAAGCACAGAGGGAACTTTAACACTAGAGGGAAACACTATTCAATATAGTATTGAAGATGGCGTTATTACTCTCATTATTACGGATGAAAACGGAAATGTCACTGAAATACAGCTACCTATTGGTGATTTTAGCTTCTAGTTGTAGTATTAATCCTATTGACGAAAGTTTAAGACAAGGTAAATCTTTACCAAATATTTTAGAAATACAATCAAAAGATCTTTTAGAAGTAGCTGAGCCAAAAATACCAATTGTTGTAGCGGTTTATCCAAATAGCTTTACAGATCAAACAGGTCAGCGAAAAAGCAATAGTGAATTCGCTTTATTTTCTACCGCATTAACGCAAGCACCAGGGCATCTATTAATTAGAAGCTTAAAACATACAGCAAACGGTAAATTTTTTAGAGTAGCTGAAAGAGTTGGACTTGATAATCTTACAAAAGAAAGACAACTTATACGTTCAGCAAGAGAACAAAATGAAAGCACAGACGGTCCGAAACCTATAATGCCGTTGCTATTTGCTGGGGTGCTTATGGAAGGAGCGGTATTAGGTTATGACTCTAATATTAAAAGTGGTGGTATAGGTGCTAGATATTTAGGTATTAGTAGCAGTAAACAATATAGAATCGATAATATAACCGTAGCCTTAAGAATGGTATCTATAGCTACTGGTGAAGTTTTAATAGATGTTTTGGTAAGTAAACAAGTTTTTAGCTATGGTCAATCACAAGATGTATTTAAGTTTATCGAAGCTGGTACAGAGCTAGTAGAAATAGAAATGGGTGATGCAGAAAATGAACCTACTACTTTAGCCCTACAAAGGGCTATAGAGGAGGCAGTTTTGCAAATAGTTAAAATAGGTTATGATAAAGGTTTCTGGGAGAAAAAAAATGAATCAATTAAAATTGATAAGCCTGATTGTGACGCTGACTGCGTTGACAACATACGCGGCTGATAACGAAATATATGTAGATCAAAGTGGTGCTACTGCTAATATAGATCTTGAACAACTAGGTTCAGGTAACATTATTGGTGGTCTTAATTCTGTTGCAGGTACGCTAACTGCGTTAGATTTAGATGGTGTTACTATGATACTAGATATAAACCAGATAGGTGACTCTAATAAATTTTTAGGTGATATATTAGGTGATACCATCACAGGATTCTTTGAATTTGATGGAGATAGTAATACTTTTACCATACAAGGCGATCCAACTAATACCTATGGTATTGATAATTCTAATTATAATGTTGACGTTACAGGCAGCACTAACACCTTTACATTAGATCATGGTACAAGTGCTTTAGCAGCAACTCTTGATTTAGATTGGATTATACAAGGCGACGGCAACACGTTTGATTTCGATATAAATTATGATGGTGGAACAAGTTATGTAGACGTAGACGGAGATAGTAACACATTAAACTTTACTGGATCTGGTTATGCAGGTGGCTATTTTTACTTAGATCAAACTGGTAACAGTAGAACATTTAACATAACACAATCAAGCACATTAGATAATGACTGGCTTAAAATTATTTCTATCGGTAATAGTGGTACTGTTTGCGTCATTCAAAACGACCAAGGTACAAGCACAAGCTGTTGATATAGGTGACATATCTGAATTAAACGGTACAGCTCAAATTGTACGAGATAAGCCGTATGAAGCAGACTTAAAATTTGCAATACAAAGTAATGATGAGGCCATTACTAAAAATGGAAGAATGGCTATTACTTTTCTTGATAAATCTATTGTAAAACTTACAGAGCACAGTCAACTTCTTATTGACGAATACATCTACGACCCTGATCCTAGTAAAGCAAAGATGGCACTTACCTTTGGGCTTGGTACAGCAAGGTTTATCACAGGTAATCTTAATCGCATAGATAAACAAAATATACAACTTAAAACACCAACAGCTAATATAGCGATACGTGGGACTGATTTTACGGCCACAGTTGACGAGTTGGGACGTAGCCTTATAATTTTGTTACCAGACGCTCTAGGGCTTTCTAGTGGCGAAATAGAGGTAGTTACGGCCACAGGTAGTGTTTTGCTTAATAAACCCTATCAAGCCACTACGGTTGACGTATTTGAAAATGCACCTTCAAAACCAGTTATTTTGGATCTTACTTTAGATATTATTGACAACATGTTAATTGTAACACCACCTAAAGAAGAACAATTAGCACAAGAGGAAACAACATCTACTAAGACAGTCAATTTACTTGATTTTAATGATCTTGATATAGATTATTTGGCTGAAGATTTATTAGAAGAAAATAGTCTAGAGTTTACGGAACTTGATATTAATTATTTAGATGTAAATTTTTTAGAAGACTTGCTTAATGTGTTAGATGAACTAGCTGTTGAAAAAGATGAAGACCAGTTAGCTTTGGCTACAGGAGTAAATATAACAGGTACACTTATAGGTCAAGATGCTAATACCCAAATAACAACAATTGTTACAGGACAAACAATTAGTTTGCGAAGAAATGTTAGTGAGTCGGTTCAGGTTGATTTAAACTCTGGTAATGGATATACCGTAATCTTGATACAAGATGGTGTTTCTAATATAGTTAAAATAAATGGAGGAGGAGATAGTGTAATCACTATCACTCAGAGTGATTAAATGAAAAGACTATTATTACCAATACTTATAATACTTTTAGCACCTGTTGTTTATCAATCAACACCATTACAAATATTAAAACTTAAGGTATTTGATAACTTTGTAATTACACCAAAACCTAGCGGTAATTTTGTAATCTTAAATATAACTGAAGATGATGTAGAAAAAGAGGGAGGTTGGCCTTTACCAAGAGAAAGATTGGCAGAGATACAGCTAGATTTAATTAACAACGGAGCTATAGGTATTGGTTGGGTTGTTAGTTTTCCACAAAAAGATCGTATGGGTGGCGATACGATATTTGCAGAAACCTTACAATTTGCACCATCAGTATTAGCTATGTTTGAAGATGGCAAAGGTAATTATCCTGCATCACCAGGGACCGTTGTACTAGGTAATAGTAAAGGTGGTATAATGTCAACGGGAGTGAAGGAAAACCTACCTCTACTATCCAATCGCACTTTACAAGGTTTGGCCGTAGCTCCCACAGATGTTGACCAATTAGTAAGAAGAATACCTCTTTTAGTAAAAACACCAAATAACGAATGGATACCTAGTTTTGGTACACAAATTTATAAATCTTTATTTGATATAGATACTTACATTATAAAAACTAATGATAATGGTATAGAAGAAATATCAATACGAGGAATACCACCTGTAAAAACAGACAGTCTAGGCCGCAAGTGGATTAGTTGGGTAGATACAGAACAAACCACACTAAAACAAATGTATGTTGCAGGTAAGTTTGTATTTATCGGGGTTACGGCTGCAGGTGTAATGCCACAAATAGCTACTCCTGTAGGTTTGCTGGAGCCACATAAAATACAAGCAGCTTTAGCAGAGTCAATATTAATACAGGATAGTCCATATATACCAGATTATGCTTTAGCGGTAGAAATCATATCTTTAATTATTTTTGTTTCTTTAGTTTGGTTTGCGTTGCACTTGCTAGGTATAACTTGGGGTATATCTGTCGCTTCAGTTTTAATGATAGTAACTGGTGTTATGGGGTATATGTTTATACAAAAAGGGTTACTTATTGATGTATCTTGGACATTAATATCAGAATTTATATCTGGATCAATAGCCTTTTATCTAAGATTTAGACAACAATACAAACTGCGACAACAAATAAAAAAACAGTTTGAGCACTATCTTGATCCTAGACAAGTTAAAAAGTTACAAGACAATCCAGAATCTTTAGTGCTAGGCGGTGAAAGAAGGTATTGCACATTTCTTTTTACTGATGTGCGTGGATTTACTGCTTTATCAGAAAAATTAGAACCTGAAGAGGTAACAAAAATAATGAATCAAGTTCTTACTATACAGGCCGATACCGTTAAGTTTTATGACGGTATGGTAGATAAGTATATAGGTGACGCTATGATGGCCATATTTAACGCTCCAATTGATGTGCCAGATCATGAAACCGCAGCTGTTCTTTGTGCAAAAGAAATACAAGACAAAGTAAAAATGGCTAATTTAGGAGTAGAAATTGGTGTAGGTATTAATACTGGATATGCTGTTGTAGGCAATATAGGTAGCGATACTAGATTTGATTACTCTGCAATAGGGGATGCTGTAAACCTAGCTGCAAGACTAGAAAGCTCAACTAAGGAAGTTGGAGAAGATATTGTTATAGGTTATGATACTATCAGTTCAAGTACCTTTAGTGATCAAATAATACTAAAAGAACTTGAGAGTATTTTTGTAAAAGGTAAAGAAAAACCGATTAAAATATATACGTTACAAAATGATGGATAAAAAAATGACAGTAAATGATGTAGCAGAAAGACTTACTAAGCTAGAAACTATATCACATGAGCGTTGGAAAACAGCATTTAACGAGTTTTCTGATATAAAACAAGAAATCACATACATAAATTCAACTATAAAAGCAGCAACCTTTGGGGTCTTTGGTTTTATAGGTGCAATAGGTATTGCAGTGCTAACGAGGTTTTTAATATGAAAGCTATGCTTAAAAATATAGTAGGTGCGGTTGCTCCTACACTTGGATCTGCTATGGGCGGTCCTTTAGGTAATATGGCTATGGGTAAAATAGCACAAGTTCTTGGTGTGTCTAATGATCAAAAGTCAATACAACAAGCTATGCAAAATGCGACACCAGAGCAAATGTTAGAGCTTAAAAAAGCAGAACAAGAATTTGAAGTGCAAATGAAAGAGCTTGATGTAGATGTATTTAAATTAGAAGTAGCAGACAAGCAAAACGCTAGAGGGATGTTTAGCAAAGACTGGACTGCAAGAATTATTGGATTATTTACTATAGGCGGTTTTTTGGGATATATATTTTTAGTTACTTTACAACCGCCAGAACAAAACAGCGAAGCATTAATTAATTTAGTGCTAGGTTATCTTGGAGGATTAGCGAGTGCAATTATTTCGTTTTATTTCGGAGCATCTCATACCACAGAAAAAGGAGAGTAAAATGCATATATCACAAGAGGGTTTAGCCTTAATAAAAAAATTTGAGGGATGTGAGCTAGAGGCTTACAAATGTGCGGCAGGAGTTTGGACTATAGGATATGGTTCAACAAAGGGCGTTCATGAAGGAGATACAATAACTGAGGAAGGGGCTGACAAGTTGTTAGCAGAAGAAATGCATGAATATGAGGGATATATAAATGACATGGTTACTGCTGATCTAAAACAAAATGAGTTTGATGCCTTAGTATCATGGGTATTTAACTTAGGTCCTTCAAACTTATCTTCAAGCACTTTGCTAAATAGACTTAACAATAAAATGTGGGATGATGTACCAAATCAAATAAAAAGATGGAATAAAGCTGGTGGTGAAGTTTTACAAGGATTAGTAAGAAGAAGAGAGGCAGAGGCTTTATTATTTGAAGGCAAAGATTGGACTGAGGTGTAAATGCCGTTACAAAAAACAATATTCAGACCAGGAATTAACAGAGAAGGAACAGCTTATGATAATGAAGGTGGTTGGTTTGATTGTAATCTAGTGCGTTTTAGAAAAGGCAGACCAGAAAAGTTTGGTGGTTGGGAAAAATTGAGCTCTAATACGTACGAAGGAACAGCAAGAGCACTACATAGTTTTATATCTTTAGGTGGTACAAAATATTTAGGCTTAGGTACACATTTAAAATATTATATTGAGAGTGGTGGTAACTTTAATGATATTACACCTATAAGATTAACCACTTCTGCAGGTGATGTTACATTTTCTGCTACAAATGGTGACGCTACAATAACCGTAGCAGATACTTCGCACGGTGCTGTTAAAAATGATTTTGTAACATTTAGCGGAGCAGCATCATTAGGCGGTAACATAACTGCTGCTGTTTTAAATCAAGAGTATCAAGTGGCAACTGTGGTAAATGATAATTCTTATACGATAGAAGCTAAAGACACATCTGGTGCAACCGTGGCTGCAAACGCTTCAGATAGTGGTAACGGTGGATCTTCAGTAGTTGGTGCCTATCAAATAAATGTAGGATTAGATGTATATGTGCCTGGCACAGGTTGGGGCATAAACGGTTGGGGTGAAGGAACTTTTGGTAGCACTTCATCTTTAAGTAACACCAATCAATTAAGATTATGGTCGCATGATAATTACGGCGAGGATTTAATTATAAACGCTAGAAATGCTGGCATATTTAAATGGACTGAAAATAATGGTGTTAGCACAAGGGCAGTTGAGCTATCAGGTATAAGTGGTGCAAATTTAGTTCCAACTGTGGGATTACAGGTTTTAACGTCTGAAACTGATAGACATTTAATTGTTTTGGGAGCCGACCCTATTAGTGGAACTTCGCGAACTGGTGTTATAGATCCTATGTTAATAGCTTTTAGCGATCAAGAAAACGAATTAGAGTTTGAGCCTTTATCAACAAATACCGCAGGATCTTTACGATTATCATCAGGTTCTTCCATAATTGGTGGTGTAAAAGCTAGACAAGAGATACTTATTTGGACAGATACAGCACTATATAGTATGCAATTTGTTGGTCCACCTTTTACTTTTGCGGTAAATTCTCT